TCAGTATCCATCTTCCGAAAAGTTGCTGTCCACCTCGTCGCCGTTCGGTTCCGTGTCGCCCCCGTCCTCGTCATTCTCGTCTTCGATTTCCAGATCGGTCTGTTCCGAACCCACCGGCATATACCAGTGGGTTTGCGTGACATGCTCAGGGGCGCCGAGGCTGGGTTCATTGTCGTTGTCAGGTTCCAGGTTCTCGTCGCCGTCCATGAAGTCCAGAATGCCGATAAGGTCCTCGATGCAAGCTTCGATGTTTGCACGATGGTTGACTATGGCGACGATGCCGAGTTTTTCGGCATCACTCATCGAGCCAAGTATCTGCACCAACCGCGAGACGCGCATGGTCACACCTCCTGACGAACTGGAAAGGCCGGTCGTTCGTCGCCCACGACGAGAACGAACTGAACCTTGTGGTCGATAACATGGCGCCACGCCATCTCGGGATGCATTGCGGCCATTGCTTCGGTCAGGGCGTTGGCGTGAAAGCTGGCAAGTTCGGCCGGAGTTGCCTCCGCGAAGAAAGCATTCCAGTCGAAAGTCTTCATTTTGGCAGGAGTTGCGGCTGCCGGGATAATGGCGGTCACGGCTCCAAGAAGCGTTCGTCTGCTCAATTTCGGCAAGCCTTCGGCGGCTGCCAGAATCGTTGCGTTCGGCATTTTGAGATCCTTTTGTGGTTAGTACCAAGGTTGATTGGTATCTTAACCATACGCCGCTTATTTGCTTGCAGTCAACAAGAACTTGGGTATGATACCAAAATAAATAGTCTGGAACACAAATGGCAATCACAGGAAATCAAATGCGAGCGGCACGGTCTCTCGTCGGGTTAGATCAAATCGCACTTGCCGAGATGGCTGGCGTCAGTGCCAATACCATTCGAAATATGGAGGGCGCAGGAGCCGGGCGGATAAATGTCCGGACGATGACCCTCGATGCGGTCACGGATGCATTAAAGGCAGCGGGGGTCGTTTTTGTGGAAGAGGGCATGAACGACGGTGGACCCGGCGTACGGCTGACGGCGCGCAGCGAGGATAAATAATGCAGGACGAGGACAGAAAGACGTCTCCTGGGCATAGCGGATTTTTCGCTATCGACCCGAGAAGATGGACAGAAGCTTGCGCCGACGGGATGAATTCAGCGGTCTCTTATCTGATCCTGTGCCGGGGCACTGGTGGCGACAACCGGACTACCTCATGGTCGGTTATGGCGATAGAGAGATGGACCGGCATTTCGAGACCTCGCGCTCAAGCGGCAATCGATCTCCATATAAAGAAGGGAAGGGTGGAATTGGTTCGTGGGGGAAGAAACCCACAGTATCGGATCGTAGCGTTCGAGAATGAGGGCACGGACGATGACCGGAGGATATGGCTTCCTAACACCCTAATTGACGGCGCTGCTGATGAGGCGCCTGCGATCGAACTCATTCGCCAAAACGGAAATGTAAAGGCTCTCGAATTACTGGTTGATCTCTACGAACAGCACTTTCTCGCAACTGAGGGCGGGATCGAGTGGCGTCAAGGTAAAGGCATTCGCGTAGGCTACGACCGAGACAAGGTGGTTGATTGGGGAGAATTCTCTGTTTGGACATTCACAGCCAATTCGAATGAAACAGCTTGGAGAGATTTCCCACCGTTCGCGAAGTTTTCGGAATCTTCTACCTTCTGGGAAGCTTGGCATCTTCTCCGGAATCTGGGCTTGGTCACCAGCGTTGCGCATCTGGTTGAAAGTGACAGTGAAGAAGGCGAAGTGATGCACCCACTTCCATACGATACCGATGGGATGCCCCATGAGAAAGAGATAGCCGAAGCAGCGCACGACGCAGCGGTTTCGATGATGGCCGAATGGCGGCAGGAGCACCCGGACTTTTATTACGCGGATCCGCTTGTGCCGTTGCGGCGGCATTTTCAGAAAGTCGAACTCGTAGGGATATTTCGTCTACGTTACTTGCCTCACACGAGAGCGACCGCCGAATGGATGAGGAAGCAATCTGAGTGGGCTGGCATAGCTGATGACTTCCGCGAGCTTGAGGCCGTAGCTACCGGGAAATCTGTTAGAAATCAGCATCATGCAATATCAAGGGTAGATCAAGGATGATCAATGCTGATCAAGGTAGTTCAATGGGAGATCAACGCCAGTCAAGAGCCGAAGGCGAATACTATCTGACCCACAAATCAGAAGCAGAGCAGCAACGTCACGTGACGGCCGACTGACGGTAGGAGGGTGTATGATAAACGTTCAGCTATATCGACATCTAATCAGGCAAGCGATCGACGGGGAGCGTCGAGCCAGCGGCGAGGAAGCATTGGCTCTTGAAAAGGGGCGCCGCGAGGCCCTGCCTCGATCTAACGTCGTGTGGATCGATTTCCGCAGATCAACGACGGTGAATCAGGACATGCCAGGCCCGGTACGTTAGAACGAATTGTCTCCGGCAGAGCGCGCCACGCAGACCGCTCGGCGCAAGGCGATATATGAGGAACTCCACCCGGAAACAGCGCACGGCAAAGCCACGGCAAACAAAGACGAAAAGTTTGCGTCTTTCGCTTCCGAGACGGCTAGCGCCACTGGCCATTCCGAGCGCCTTGTTCAACTGAATGCGGAGCGCGGCACGAAGGTCATCGCCGAAGTCATCGACATGATCACCGGCACGAGCGCGATACCGGCACATATCCTTACAGGCTCAAGCCACTGTCCCCGAACGAAATCGACACGCAAAGCTTGAATGCTGAGCTTTTTCAGAAAACTGAGGAAAGCTCCTGCATCGGCCTTGATTGGAACATTTTGCCACCAAGCCCCTGCCATATCATGTGCATAACTGAGAACAAATGGAAAACAAAATTCCCTTATGTACCTCGGATGTATGAGATTATGCTATGATGTGATTTGTTAGCGAGTGTGGTCACATGAACGCGAGTCAAGGAATGGAGTTCTAAACGGATGGCTTATTTGACAGCGAAACAAGTGCAGGAGCGATATCAGATCTGCTCGATGTCTCTCCACCGATGGCTGAAAAATGACGAAATGAATTTTCCCCGTCCAATGGTCATCAACCGACGGAGGCTCTTCGATGAAGACGACATCGTGGAATGGGAGCGCAGGCGCGCAAAGAAGGCCGCGTGACGGTCGCAGCGATGCAGCACGGGCGCTCCAGGTCGCCAAACTCAGAAACGCCCGTGCCGCGGATCATCGATAACGAAAGGATCGCTTTCAATGACAAGGAAAAGCAAAGCACAGGTCTATGGCCGAATCCAGCTTTATGACGGCGATATGCCGATGGGGCTGCCGATTACTGTGGTCGGCCGAGAATGGTGGGCGCTTCAGCAACTGATCCAGGCCGGTGGCAAGGGTTGCACGCCGATCGACAACCCGGCTCCTCGGTGGGCACATTATGTCTGGCTCATTCGCGGCAACGGCATTGATGTCGAGACCATCCACGAAGCCCATGGCGGGCCGTTTCCCGGATCGCATGCGCGATATGTACTACGGACAAAGCTTTCGATTGTGGAAGAGGTCGGGAGCTTGGCGGCATGACATCGAGAGACCATTCGACGGTCGACGGCGCTGCAAGGTGGCTTGCGGCGGAGATCGATCACATGCCGAACGTCATCGGCATTCTGCGGCAGAAGTTTGGGCTATCTACGGTGCAAGCTGCCCAAGCCTGCACCCTGGCGAATAAGTATCGCGTCGAGGCTCACCAGTTGCGGGCAGGACCTTCCGGAGACGTCGGGGCATCACGTGACGTCACGCGTGACCGTATCGCGTTGCGTAAAATTACGGGCGTCACCAATTCCGCGGATTCCTTGGAATTCCATCGACCCGTCAGTGCCGCGGCGCCGATCGATCTTTCCGATAGAAAGGGCGCGGCATGACGCCAATCCTCAACGTTACCCTCAACGAAGACGGCCAGTTCGAAATCACCGACGCCGGCGGCAAGATGGTCGAAGGTCCTTTTGATACCAACGCCGCAGCCTGGTCTGCGCTCGATCGCATCGACCAAGATACGATGCCCGGCAAGCCCCGCAGCAATAAAATGGTTCTCTGGGGCAAGCCCGAGAAGCCAGCAAAGCGCAATCGCAAGAAGGCGTCCAGGCGCCAGGCTGCGAAGGACGAGCACCGGATGAAGGTCAATGCCGCAAAGGCGCCTGCCTGGGTGCGGTCGGTCGCTGCAGCTAAGTTCGATCCGGCCGGCGAACGCAAGTTCCGGGATTACAAGCTAGGCACGTTCGGCGCCGCCTCCGAGGTGAAGCGTATCGATCCAGCAACGTATTTGGCAGAAAAGGCAGCGAGGGGCGAATGACGATCAAAGAACGACAGGAGCGCGAAGCGCATGATCGGGAAAACCCGTGGCGCCCGATGAGCACGGCACAGCGCGGTACCGGCATAATTTGCGATCTACTTTTCGATGATATGGTTGGACACTTCGCAGCGGAGGGGCTGCAGTTTTTCCTCGATGGTGACGGCAATTGGTATCAGATCGACCCACCGAGGCGGCACTATTCCCCGACGCCGATCAACTGGCGTCCTTCCTATGTGCGCATGACGCGAGAGCGCCGCAACGTGATCAAGAAGAGGGCCGGCGTATGAGGAACGACGATAGCATCTTTCCTTGGGTGCAGCTTGACCGATCAGGGCAGGCCGTACGGAGTGGTTATGTCATCCGCATCAAAGAGCGCGGACAGTGGAAGACGTGGGGGAATACGGTCTTCCCGACGGAGGACAGCGCGAATGTGACCGCGGCGCGTTGCGTCAACCGGGACTGCGACATCATACCCGCGAAAGAAGTCGTTCACCGCATCGGCAAGCCAGGGCGAGATGTTCGCTTCGCAACGAAGATCATCGTGGATGAAACGAGGGTATAGCAGCATGTGGAAGTATCGAAGCGCCGATGCGGTTCCAGAGGCCGAGTTTTACGAAGCAAGGAGAGGCGAGGGGCGGCGATCGGCGCCGGTGGAGACATGGTTCGCAGTTAAGGCCGCTCCTGGCGCTCAGCGCTGCCCATCAATACGGGAAGGGCAGGACCGCACGGGCGACAGCGTCGTCGAACGCAACCTCCGCAACGAGGGCTTCGAAGCCTTCATGCCGAGCTACCGGATCGAGGTCCGCCATCATCGCCAAGGGCACTGGATCGAGCGACGCTTCCCGACATTCACCGGATACCTGTTCGTCAACATAGGCCCGCACGACTACCGGGCCGTTGAAGCAGTCGACGGCGTGAGCAAGATCCTGCGCTTCACGAAGCAGTACGAAAAACGACCAATGCCATTCGAGTTCCCTCAGGAGACGATCGACCGCCTGCGCTACATCGCTTGGGAGCAGGAGCAAAACTTCCTAGTTGCCCGAGCCCGCCGGCAGCGCGAGGAAGAGATCGAGCAAGAGCAACGGAGCCGTGGGAAGCCGGTAAACGCCAGCAGCCGAAGGATTCGGAGAGCGCAGTTCACCGACCTGGGCGGCGGACTGTCATCCAGTATGTCCTCGGCGTCATCTCGATCGTTCATAACTGAAACGTTGAAAACTTTGAGCAATATTGCGGCCCGGCTTGATTAATAATAACCATCTGGTAATGTTTGCGCACTGATTTGTGGATGTACAGTGCGCAAACGACGCCGGTCCACGCGGATAAGCAGCAATCCGCGCGATGGAAGAAATGCGTCTAGCTTTAGCTGCTACCGATTTGCTGCCGGCGTCAGCCCGGCTTTCCACCAATCAACAACATCCCTGGTCAGAAGCACGGTCGGTTGCCCGGTTTTTTTGATTAACACGGCGGCCAGTTTCTCCGCCGCATCAAGGTCGGCCACCTTCTCGACCCACGGATCTTGTCCGTCGACCGGTGGGCAGTAAACCAGTACGTCTTCTGAATCGCTCGGCGCGATGATGATTACTCGGCGCATCACGCTTGTGGCGTCATAGGTGAAGTAAAATCGCATTTGCTAGCGGCCCTCATTGAATTCACTCTTCCCAGAACAGTTCGCGGCGCCGCCAAACCGCCTTCAACTGCTCTTTGATGTCGTCTTCGGTGCGATGTGAGAAATGGTCAGCCAGCATGGCGGCGACGGCCGATATATTCTGGTTCCTTGGCTTAGCTCGCTCTGCTAGATCGGCCTGAGCGTTGATTTCGCGCATCAAGAGGTCATCGTCTTCCTGACTCACTTCATCCTCCATAATGTGAGTTGCCCGGATTCAACACGTCACCGCTCAATTCTTTTGAACGGCGAACACCAGCAATTGCCAAACTATCGGAGCGAGGTTCGCGTGTTGATGGTGGTTTTGTGGTGGCAAAGGATTGCCCTTGTTTGCGGCGATTTCATCTCCGCAGTTCTTGCATCGGTAAATCCCCGAGTTCGGCGGCCTAGAGCCAGGCGCCCATTCGTTGTCATAGGCAACGCTATCCTCCTGATGGAGATGCCCACCGTATTTGTAGTTCGCCATGCATTCCTCCTTTTCGGTTGCACGGCATACCACTGCGAAAACAACTAAGAGTCGAGTCCATACTTGCGGCAATCCACTGCATTTGAGTTGCTGGCAATTGTTTAATCAATCGAAATGGGAGAAATGACGATGTACGATCTGTCAAAAGCAAACATCATCGGCGCCACGGGTATCTCTGCGGGCCTCAGTTCCCCTGCAACCCGCGCTGAGCCTAGCGCAATCAATGCCGCCGGCAGCGCTCTTGAATCTGCCCGTGAACTCGCCAATCGCATCGATGATCTGGTCAACCGTCTTTGCGGTGCTGTGCCACAGGCGGTCGGGCAAGCGGTCGATCAGAAGGCCGGCCCTATCCTCAGCGGTCTTCGCCAGGATGCCGAGCGGACAGCCGAGATGATCAGCAACGCCCAAGGCCAGCTCAACCGCCTTGAGCGCGAGGTGATGTGAGATGGACCCTTCAATTGCTCCGGCTTCCCGTGCAGCAGTGGTGACGCCGAATGATACCGCCATTGTAGGCGCCCGTGCGCTCTATATCGGCACGGCCGGCGATGTGGCGATTGCTCCGCGCCGCGACATGGATCCCGTCATCTTCAAGAGCGTGCCGGCGGGAACGATACTGCCGGTGCATGCGGCAATCGTAGCGCTGACCGGGACCACGGCGTCCAACATCGTTGCGTTGTTCTGACATGGGCACTGGCAAGAACGAACCGCTGAACGAGATCCCGTCGCTGGACAGCGGCGGTAAGGTAACCGCGCCAGTCTTCGCCACCACAGAACCGCACCAGCCGATCAGAAGGCAGGAGACAATGACAGGCAGACCGAGCAAGTTCACCCCTTCCATCGCTGACATCATCTGTGAGCGAATCGCGGATGGCGAAAGCCTCCGCTCGATCTGCAGGGATGACGCGATGCCGGCGAAGTCGACTGTGCTTGCATGGCTGGCTGATGACGAGAAGTCAGCATTTCGGACCAAGTACGCGCAGGCGCGAGAGATCCAGGCTGACGGCTTCGTCGACGAGATGATCGAGATTGCCGACGACGGCACCAACGACTGGATGGAAAAGCAGTTCGGGGAAGAAACACGCTGGGTTGAAAATGGCGAGGCGCTTCGACGCTCGCAGCTCCGTATCTCTACCCGTCAGTGGATCGCGGAAAAACTGAAGCCGAAGAAGTACGGCGCCAAGGTCGAGCTCGAGCACGGCGTGACGAGTGGCGTGGCTGAGTTGCTGGAAGCAATCAATGGCAAGACCCGCGGACTTCCAAACGGCGGTTGACCAGTTCTCGGACTGGCGCTGGCGGCTGAACAACCTGTACTGGATCACCGATAAGGGCGGCCGCCGCGTCAAGTTCGAAATGAACTGGGCTCAGATGACGTTCTTCGAGCAGATGCATTATCTGAACGTGCTGCTCAAGGCTCGCCAGCTCGGCCTGACGACGTTCATTCAGATCTTCATGCTCGATGCCTGCGTCTTCAACCGGGATATCCGCGCCGGCACCATTGCTCACACGCTCGGCGACGCCCAGACCATCTTTCGCGACAAGGTGAAATATCCTTACGACAATCTGCCGCAAGGCATCCGCGATGCGGTCCCGATCCAGAGGGACAATCAGACGGAACTGCTGCTGGGGAATAACTCGAGCATCCGCGTCGGCACGTCGCTCCGATCGGGCACGCTGCAGTACCTCCATATCTCGGAATATGGCAAGCTCTGCGCGAAGTATCCGGAGAAGGCGAGGGAGGTCAGGACCGGCGCACTCAACACCGTTCAGGCCGGGCAGCTGGTGTTCATCGAAAGCACCGCCGAAGGGCAAGAGGGTCATTTCTACAATCTTTGCGAGGACGCCCAGGTGAAGCAGCGGCAAGCCTCGGCGCTGACGCCGTTGGATTTCAAGTTCCATTTCTTCCCGTGGTGGAAAGAGCCGCAATATTCCATTGATCCGGCTGGCGTGATCATCACCGACGCCTTCGCCAAATATTTTCGAGGTCTCGCAGATCAGGGGATCGACCTCACAGATGGGCAGAAAGCGTGGTACGTGAAGAAGGCTGAGACGCAGATGGGCGACATGAAGCGGGAATATCCGTCGTCGCCGGCTGAAGCCTTCGAAGCGAGCGTCGAAGGCGCCTACTACGCCGACCAGATGGCGATGGTGGACGCAGAAGAGCGGATCGGCGCTTTTCCGCATGTGGCGGGCTATCCGGTGCACACCATCTCCGACATCGGCATGGATGACACCAACAGCGTCTGGCTGTTCCAGGTGCTCCCGAGCCGCGTGCGGATGATCGGTTACTTCGAACACACCGGCACGGGTATGGATGGCATGCTGGACGAGCTGGAGCGGCGCGCAAACGAGCGTGGTTACGTCTACGGCGTCCATAACATGCCACATGACATCCGCGTCAGAGAGTGGACGCGCGGGGGCATGACACGCATCGAGATCATGCTGCAGGAGGTCAAGGCGCGAAACCTTGGCACGGTCAGGAAGGTCGAGCGCGCCTATGTCCATGATCGCATCAGCGGTACCCGGCGCATCCTGGCGAAGGTCGAGTTCGACCAGGCCGGATGCGCCGACGGCATCAAGTGCCTGAGGAACTATCGGAAAGAATGGGACGAGGATCTAGGCGTGTTCCGCGACGAGCCGCTGCACAACTGGGCCTCGCACGGCGCCGACGCTTTTGGCGGGCTGGCAATCATTTTCACCGGATTGGCGGCCGAACCATTGAAGCCTGATCCAAAGCCTCTGCCGACGTTCCAGACAATGACGTTCAACGATTTCGTCAACTCCACACCGACATATAGAGAGCACGTTTGATGGATGACGAAGCAGCGACATTGCCGGCCGGCGACCAGTACGACCTGGCTAAGGTCGGCGCGCACTGGCAGCAGGAACTTGAGCGTGCGCAGCGCTATTTCAAGTCGTGGGTCGATCGCTGCACGAAGATTGAGAAGATCTATCTGCAGCAGCAGGCGGATCAGACGAGCGCGGCCAAGCGCCGGTTCCCTATGCTGTGGGCGAACACCTCGGTTCTTCAGCCGGCCGTCTATGCCCGGGTTCCTCAGCCTGTTGTCGAGCGCCGGTTCAAGGACTCGCAGCCTGTCGCTCGCATGGCGTCCGAACTAGTCGAGCGCAATCTAGCGTTCACCGCCGATGACGCCGATCTGGATTCCGTCATGCGGGCGGTTCGGGATGACTTCCTGCTCTGCGCCCGTGGGACTGTCTGGCTCCGATATGAAGCGGACTTCGAACCGATCGACATGGGCGTTGAACCGTCGGCGGCTGACGATGGCATGGGCGATGACCCGGTCTCTCCGCTCGAGGCGATTACGGACGAGCGCGTCTGCATCGATTATGTCCATTGGTCGGACTTCCTACATTCCCCGGCGCGCCGTTGGAAGGATGTAACGTGGGTCGCCCGGCGTGTGCCGATGACCGATCAGGAGTTCGACAAGCGATTTCCGGACGGTCGAGCAAGCCTTGCTGCCAATGGCGCCGGATCGAACCACGGCACAAACCAGACCGAGCGCGCTCAGAACGAGGGGAAGACCTACGTTTGGGAGATCTGGTGCAAAACAGAAGATTACACGGTCTGGATTGCCGAAGGCGCGCCCGTTGCTCTTGAGGTGTCGGAACCGCCGCTGAAGCTGACGCGCTTCTTCCCATGCCCGCGGCCGTCCTACGGCACGTTGTCGACGGGCTCGCTCATCCCGGTACCGGATTACGTCTACTATCAGCAGCAATGCGATGAGATCGACAACCTCACCCGGCGCATCAACAAGCTGACGGACCAACTCAGGCTGAAGGTGTTCTATCCATCGGGTGACGGCTCGGTATCGCCGGCAATCGAGAAGGCCATGCGGCCGGAGAACGACACCGTTATGGTGCCGATACCGGAATGGGCGGCGTTCACCGACAAGGGTGGATCGAAAGCCATCGTCACCTTGCCGATCGACGACGTTCAAAAGGTCATTGTCGCCTGTATAGAGGCGCGTAAGCAGCTCATCGAGGACGTTTACCAGATCACCGGTATCTCGGACATCGTCCGCGGCGATACGCAGGCTTCGGAGACGGCGACGGCCCAGCGCATCAAGAGCCAATGGGGATCCATCCGCATCCGTGACCGCCAGGCGGAACTGGCGCGATTTGCTCGGGATATCGTCAATATCGCCGGCGAGATCATCTGTGACCAGTTCCAGCCTGAGACGCTGATGCTGGTCAGCGGCATTCAGCTCCCGACCGCGGCGCAGAAGCAGCAGGTCCAGATGCAGATGCAACAGCAGCAGATGATGGCGCAACAGGCCGCGGCTCGCGCGCAGCAGATGGGTCAGCCCGCACCGCCGCCGCAAACGCCTCAGTTGCCGCCTGAGATCCAGCAGATGATGCAGCAGCCGACGATTGACGAAGTGGTGCAGTTGCTTCGCAATGACAGCGTGCGCGGCTTCCGCATTGATATCGAGACGGACTCGACGATCGAGCCGGACGAGGACGCCGAAAAGCAGCGCCGCATGGAATTCGTCGAAATGATCGGCGGTTTCATGCAACAGGCCGGCGCTATTGCACAGCAGACACCGATGCTCGTCCCCGTGATGGTCGAGACATTGCTGTTCGCCGCCCGCGGCTTCCGCGCCGGCCGCCAGCTGGAGAATACTCTTGAGCAGGTAGGGGCACAGCTTTCGCAGGCAGCGACCGCGCCAAAGCCACCTCCGGAGCCCACGCCAGAGCAGATGATCAATCTGAAGACCGCCCAGGTAAAGGCCGGCGCCGAGGAGCGAAAAGCACAGCTTGGCGTCGCTCAGGCGGAAATCGAGCATCGCACGACGGTAGAGCAGGCAAGGGGCGACATGGCACAACAGGCGCTGCAGCAGTTCCAGACGCAGCCGTCGAGTTACCAGTAGAATTTTAGGGGTCAAATAATGAGAGAACGCTATTGCCGCGTCTGCGGCGGCTGGCACGCACTCGACAGATGGCCGCACAATTGCATGCCGGCGCAGACCGTGGCGCGGTCGGATCTGCCGGCGCCGCATTTCGTCAGCGACAGCATCGAGATCCAATCGATGCATGACGGAAGACACTACACCTCGAAGGCCAAGCTGCGTTCCGCCTATCGGGCGGCAGGCGTGGTCGAGATCGGCAATGAGAAGCCGCAGCCGATCGAAAAACCCAAAGCGGACCGGAAGGCGATCCGCAACGAGTTGCGGCGGGTTCACGCCGAATACAACGCCTGAACGGGCATCAATCCCCGAGATAGGAACAGTCCGACATGGAAGACCTGATTGACGAGGCCGGGAACGGCAGCGAAGACCTCGGCGCGTCTAGCGACAAGCCTGTAAGCATCCGCGACAGCCTAAGGGCGGCCATGGACAGCGCAGAGTCCAGTCCGGCGCCAAGCGGCGCTGCCGATCGCCAGCGTGACGAGCATGGGCGTTTCGCGCCGAAGGAGACGGACAAAGCCGCTCCTGCGCAACAGCAGGCCGCTGCGCCAAAGGCTACGCAGACGCCAGCCGCGGCAAACGCTACTCCAGCCGCCCAGCAGACGCCGCAGGCTCAGCCCCAGGCATCAGAGCAGCAGTCAGCCGCGAATGCCCATCGCGTCCCGCCGGGATGGTCCGCAGAGGCAAAGGCCCAGTTCGCTACTCTGCCGCCAGAAGTGCAGGCCGCTGTCGCCAAGCGCGAGCAGGAAGTCGACAACGGCTTCCGGGTTCTCCAGGACTATAAGGGTCTCGAAGAATTCACTCCGATCGTCCGCCAAGCCGGCACCACTCACGCCGACGTCATGCGCCGCGCGATTGAATGGGAGCGTTCCCTACAGCAGGACCCGGTCAATACCGTCCTTCACGTCGCCAACATGGCTGGCGTCAATCTTCGCGCCCTTGTCGCCGGTCAGCAGGATCAAGTTCTGCAGCGCCGGCCGCAACAGGCCCAGCCACAGCCTTCGCCTCAACCCGTCAACGTCGAGGCAACGGTTGAACAGGTACTTCGGAAACGAGACACTGAAACTCAGGTCAATGCCTTCATTTCCGATCCAGCAAATGTGCATGCCGAGGCAGTTCTTGACGACATGGTCGCCCTTATCAGCGCGGGACGGGCATCGTCGCTCAAGGATGCATATGACGCAGCATGCTGGATGCGTCCGGACATTCGCCAGCAGCTGATCAGCCAGGCTGCACCAGCGAACACAGTTCAGGACCAGACTTCCCAGAGGGCAGCAGCGGCAGATCAGGCCCGCCGCGCCTCTCGATCCATCTCCGGCTCTTCCGCCCCCGGTCCGACCCAGGGCGCCGGCGCCGGCCAACCAACCTCCATCCGGGACTCGCTTCGCACTGCATTGCACGCTGCGCGCGGTCAGGTTTGATCAAAGGAAAATGATCAATGGTTTCTCCAAACCTCTCTGAAATCGTGACGACTACCCTGCGGAACCGCAGCGGTGTCGTTGCCGACGACGTGACGAAGAACAACGGTCTTCTCACGCGTCTGAACAGCCGCGGCCGCAAGAAGCCCGTCTCTGGCGGCCGCACCATCGTTCAGGAACTGCAATATGCCGAAAATAGCAGCTTCAAGCGCTACAGCGGCTACGAGATCCTGAACGTCCAGCCCTCCGACGTCATCACCGCTGCAGAATTCGATTACAAGCAGGCTGCGGTTGCCGTTTCCATGTCCGGTCTGGAACAGCTTCAGAATTCCGGCGAAGATGCCGTTCTTGATCTGCTCGAGCAGCGCATCGACAACGCGGAAACGACGTTGAAGAACAACATCGCGCTCGACTGCTATTCCGACGGCACTGCGGATGGCGGTAAGCAGATCGGCGGCCTGCAGCTGCTCGTCTCGACGTCGCCGACTTCCGGCACCGTCGGCGGCATCTCTCGCGCCACCTGGGGCTTCTGGCGGAACAACAAGTTCTCGGCCTTGGCCGATGGCGGCGCTGCAGCAACGACCGCCAACATCCAGTCCTACATGAACCGGCTCTACATGAGCTGCGTTCGCGGCGCCGATGCACCGGATCTGATCATCGGCGACAACAACTACTTCCGCCTCTACTGGGAATCGCTGCAGGCGATCCAGCGCATCACCTCGGCGGATAAGGGCATGGCCGGCTTCCAGACCCTGCAGTACATGGGCGCCGACGTCATCTTCGACGGTGGCTTCGGCGGTGGCGCACCGGCCAACCAGATGTTCTTCCTGAACACCAAATACCTGTTCTACCGCCCGCACCGCGACCGCGACATGGCTCCGATCGGCGACGAGCGCATGAACACCAACCAGGATGCCTTCGTCCAACTGATGGGCTTTGCCGGCAACCTCACCATGAACAACGCCTTCCTGCAGGGCGTGCTGTTCGCCTGATCGTCAACGAAAGGATCAACTCCAATGACTATCGCAACTTCCCAGACCGATCGTCTTGGCGCGAACCCGTTCGTCGTCGAAGGTCCGATCGTTTCGGGCTCCGGTGTTCCGGGCCCGAACTTCGCTCTTGGTGCTGTCTCTGGAGGCACCAAGGAGTCCGAATGGGTTTTCGTCAAGCTTGTCCTGGCGGCGACCACCACGCTCCAGCCCGGTCAATGGTTTCAGTGGGACCGGGACTATACCGCAACGCTGCTGACCACGGCTGCTGCTGTTGTCGGTTATCGCTGCGGCGTCTTCGCCGGGGCAAATCAGGCGCCCACGCAGTCCGGTGGACCGGCACAGGCCATCAGCCTTGCAGCCGGAACCTATTACATCTGGCTGCAGCGCAATGGTCAGGCTCCGGCACTGGTCACCACCGCAACGGCGGCTCTTGTCGTGGCCGAAACCACAGCCACGGCTGGTCTTGCAACTGCCCCGGCGTCCCCGACGGCATCGAGCAAGGCCATTCAGGGTGTCAACTTCCAGGCCGCCAACCAGACCTTCACGGCAACGACCGTCAACGGCTCGCCCGTGCTCTCGTCTCTGGGCAGCGTGACCCCGGAAGGCGGCCCGTTCATCGGGGCGTCGATCTCGGGCACCGGCATCCCCGGTTCCACGACGATCAGCAGCATCACTTACAGCCCCTCGGGCGTTGTGCAGAGCATCACCATGTCCGCTAACGCCACAGCCAATGGCTCCGCCATCACGGTCACGGCGACGGGCGTGCTCGAGGCGACACTGATGCGTCCTTACATCTCGAAGGTGAACTAACCTGCAATCCATGGCGGGCGCTTCGGCGCCCGTTTTCCTTTTCCCCGCCATCAACAGCGAGACAATCACCATGACCGACAGCAAGGGCGTCTACGCCTCCTTCAGCATCGAGCCCGTTGAACAGCCGTTCCTCACCGAACAGGAAGGACGGCCGATTTTCAAAGACACAGAATTCGTCACCATCTTCATCGCCGGCGACAAGCACACGGAAGTTCATCGCGTTGCGACAGAGCACGACAAAGAGCGGTTTTCGGACGCCTACAAGCGTTTCAAGGACGGCGCCGCGGCGCGCGAGCAGCTGATCGGCACGCCGCTTTCGCAGTGGGCGTATCTCAAGCCCAGCCAGATCAAAGAGCTGGAGGCTATCAACGTTTACAGCGTCGAACAGCTGGCCGCTCTTTCCGACACTGCCAAGCAGAAGATCGGTATGGGCGCGCACGAGCTCGTCGCTGCTGCCCAGGCGTTCCTGACGACCGCCAAAGATGCCAGCGCCGCGTCGGCTTTCGCTGCTGAGAACGAACGTCTCAAGGGTGACGTCACGCGCTTGCAGCAGCAGATCGACGAGATGGGCAAGCGTTTCGAAACCCTTGCCAAAGAACAGGGCGGCTCCGGCCGTCGCAGTGCAGCAGCCTAAACCGGAGACCCGCGCATGTCGCTGTTGTCGATCATTCAGAATGTATGCGCGGAAATCGATCTCGATCAGCCGACGGCCGTTATGTCGTCGGCTGATCCGCAAATAAGGCAGTTGCTGATCCTGTCCACCCGCGCCGGGCGTGATCTGCTGAAAGATCATGACTGGTCGGCGCTGATGACGATCCGGGATTTCACGGCAACCGGCGCAATCCCGGAGCCGACAGAGCCGCCAGCCGATTTCAAGCGCTTCGTCGCCAATTCGATGATCTGGAACGTCTCGCGTCTGTGGTCGCTCAATGGGCCGTTGGAGCCGGCAGCATGGGACCGGCTTAGGATCCAGAATTCCAACCCCGTGCCGCAGGTCTGGCGCATGCTCGGGGGTAAGCTGGCCTTCTTCCCGAACGATGTGAGCGAGATCCTTCGCTACGAATACATCTCGGGCAATTGGATCGCGGTCAACGGCGGCGCGACCTATGCCGAGAACTGGGCGAACGACACGGATACGGCGCGCTTCCCGGAAGACCTCGTTGAGCTTTCTCTCATCTGGAGATGGAAGCGAGCCAAGGGCCTCGATTACGGCGAAGAGCTCGAAAACTACGAGCGCGCCAAGGAGGCAGCCGTTGGCGCCGATCGCGCTGCGCAGCCCATGAGCATGTCGATGCCGTACCGCGGCGAAGTCCCTGAAAACTACTGGCCTGGCACGATCACGGTATGACGAGAAAACCAGTTCCCCCCGGACGCACCGGCCGCGTCTCGCCCAGCAAAGACTGGATTGCGCCTATTGGCGGCTGGCGAACCGACGTCGAAATGGCGGACATGCCGAAGGACGCGGCGTTCCAACTGGATAACTTCTTCCCGGAAGCGAACCGAGTCCGCGCGCGATATGGGCATAACGCCTTTGCGACAGGGCTTGGCGCTTCGGTGCTGACCGTCATCCCGTATGTCGGCGCAAGCAATCGTCTCTTCGCGGCCGCAGGGGGCAACATCTTCGAAATCACGGCCGGCGGCGCGGTCGGGGCTGCTGTCGTAAGCGGGCAGAGCAGTGCGCGCTGGTCCGTCCAGCAATATACGAACCCTGCCGGCCAGGAGTATCTTCGCCTCGTCAACGGGCTCGATCTGCCGCTACTCTACAATGGCACGACGTGGACCAACAACATACTCGTCGGCACCGCCACGCTCGCCACGCAGAACGTTGCGGTGAAGGCGGTTCAGTATACCCTCAGTTTCTTCGGAACGGGCTCCGTGACGCTCTCCGGTGCCTTCGCGGGCGTCCTGAACGGAACGGGCGTCGGCAACCGGGTGACGCTGACATTCACGCCAACGGCCGGCACGCTGACATTGACCGTGGCCGGATCGGTGACCAATGCCCAGTTGGAGACCGGCGCGACAGCCACGCCTTATGTCTCGTCGACGATGATCACCGGCATTTCGGATTCGTCGCTGCTGATCGCGGTGACGGCCTATCGTTCGCGCTTGTGGTTCATCGAGAAGAACTCAACCAACGTCTGGTATCTTGCCACGGACGCGGTGAGCGGAACCGCCACTGTACTGCCTGTCGGCGGCAACATGAAATATGGCGGCACGCTGGTGGCGATCGGCGCATGGACCATCCCTGTCTCCACCGGGCTGCAGCAGTGTCTGGTCCTCATGTCGACCGAGGGCGAGGTGATCGTCTATCAGGGCTCCGATCCCTCGAGCGCTTCGAATTGGAGCCTGCTCGGCACCTTCAAACTCGGCCGGCCGCTCGGGACAGAACGTTGCTTTCTCTCGGTCGGCGCCGATCTCGCCATCATGACCACGGACGGGATTGTTCCGATCACGAAAGCGGTGCAGCTCGATCGCGGCGCGACCAGCCTCGGAGCAATCACCGCGAAGATCGGCCCGACGTGGCGCGAAACCGTCATGACCGGCGGCACGACATCGCAGGAATGGCAGCTGGCAAGCTTCCCGGCGCGCCAAATGGCGATTGTCAACCTGCCGTCGTCTCTCGGGCCGTATCAGTATGTGATGAACACGGAAACGGGGGCATGGTGCCGCTTTGTCGGGCTTGCTGCGTCCTGCTGGGCCAACTGGCAAGACCGGCTGTTCTTCGGCTCCAGTGATGGCACAGTCTATGAGGCCGAGGTCGGGGCCAACGACAACGGCGCGGCGATCGACGCTCTCATGGTCGGTGCTTGGAACCGGTACGGTGAGGACCTGGCAACGAAGTTTTCCAAACTTATCGGCGTGACGGGCCGGATCGGCGTTTCGACGCTGATGTATGCCGGCATGTCCTTCGATTATCAGGTGAAGATCCCGACCGCGCTTCTGTCGTCGGTGGACAGCAATGCGGCGGCCAAGTGGGGAACCGCAATCTGGGGCGTGTCGATATTCCCAGGAACGTCGCTTGTCCGGAAGTTTGCGGCTGCAGGAGGTGTCGGCTCTGCCTTGGCGCCGACGATCCGGGCGCTGATTTCGGGGGCAACAGGTTCGGTATCCGAAGCGGCGGTCGTCGGCGGGTCGGTCCTCTATGAAAAAGGCGCTCCGATTTGATCGTCTCCGAACCCCGCGAGGATATCGCGGCGTGGGTCGGCGGGAAGATCGGGGTGGCCTTCCATCCGCCCTTCACAGCCATCGCCCAGGTTGAGGGCGGCCGGATCATCGCCGGCTATGTCTTCAACGTCTGGACTGAACATGACGTCGAGGTCTCGCTTGCCGCCGACCGCCTATCCAAGACGCTGATGCGGGCGGCGTTCCAGTATGTTGTCGAGCAGCTTGGATGCCGCCGTGCAACGTTCAGAACGCGCGCAGACAACATCCCGGCCCAACGGGCGCTGGAAAGGCTCGGTGCGCGTCTGGAAGGCCGACAGCGGGCTTATTTCGGCGACAGTGATGCGCTGCTCTACGGAATTTTGAAAGAGGACTTCCCCTATGGTCTCCACACCCAAGGCGCCTAAGGCACCGGACCCGACGCAGACCGCGGCGGCGCAGACAGCGACGAACGTGGATACCGCGATTGCGAACGCTGGCCTGAGCCATACGAACCAGTACACGCCCGATGGCTCACTTGAGTACAAGGTCAGCGGTTACACGACCATGACCGACCAGAACGGCAAGACCTACAAGCTGCCGACCTATTCCGCCTACCAGACCTATTCGCCCGAAAATCAGGCGATCTACGACCAAACACAGCAGACCCAGCTCGGGCTTGCCAAGCTCGCCAACGATCAAACCCAAAAGGTCTCCGGCATCCTTGGCACGAATGTCGATCTCAGTTCGGGCAACGTTGACAAATACGTCAACGACCATTGGCAGTCGGGGTTCAACAACCAGTGGGACCGCGAACAGGCGAGTCTTGATCAGAGCCTGGCTGATAAAGGCATCTCGATGGGCTCGGCAGCCTACAACAATGCCATGCAGGACTTCACCACACGCAAGCAGGCGGCGGCGGATCAGTACCTGGGCGACATGTATTCGAACGCACAGAATTCGATCCTCACGGAACGCAATCAGCCGCTGAACGAGATTTCAGCGCTGATGTCCGGGTCTCAGGTCAACCAGCCGAACTACGTCAACACGCCGACGACGCAGTTGCCGACGGTCGACCAGGCCGGGCTGATCAATGAGAACTTCAATCAGAAAATGGGCATCTACGATCGGCAGGTGCAGCAGTCCAACGCGGCCATGGGCGGCTTGTTCGGCCTTGGTGGTTCTCTGCTCGGCGGCTGGGCGATGTCCGATCGTCGGTTGAAGCGTGACATTCACCAGATCGGTGCAACTGCTTCCGGCATCCCGGTCTACGAGTACGAATATTCCTGGGGCGGCGGCCGGCAAGTCGGCGTCATGGCCGACGAGGTCGAGGCGATTGCTCCTCACGCCGTCGCTGAAGGCCCTGGCGGCTTCAAGATGGTCAACTACGCGGGGATTTTGTGATGGGGTTCATCTTCGGCGGCGATACCGGCCAGTCGCAAGCAGACGTCACCGACGCCCGCAAGCGCCTTGCCGCAGCGATGCTCCAGCAGGGCACCGACACGAGCCCTATTCAGTCGCCTTGGGAGGGTGCAGCCCGCATGGCCCAGGCGCTTATGGGTGGCCTTGCCATCAAGAACCAGGCGAACCAGCAGAAAGCCGCCGACGCTCAAGTGATCGCAGCCATCACCGGACAGCCTTACACGCCTCCAGAGCAGCCCAAGGGCTTCCTGTCATCGCTGTTCGGCGGCGGCAATAAGCCGGCCAACCCCGGCGCTTCCGGCTCCTCCATGCCGAAGGTGGACTCATCGGGGAATATTGCCGCCACCCCGACCAATGGTGACCTCCCGTCGTCTTTCCTTGCCGCGGTCGACAGGACCGAAGGGGCGGGCGATTACGACACTCTCTTCGGCCACGCTCAAAAGGATGGCCCTTTCGCTGGCACATCCATTTCGAGCATGCCGATCAGAGACGTCTTGGCCTTCACCGACCCGAGCGGCCCATATGCCCAGTATGTCAAAGGCAAGGTTGGCCGTGTCGCAACTCCGGTCGGGAAGTATCAGACTGTTGGCACAACGCTGCGCAACGCTGTTGGTGCGCTTGGCCTTGATCCGAACGCTCCCTATGACCGAGCCACTCAAGATCGGGTGGCGTCTTATCTCGCTCGCCAGCGTATCGCTTCCGCCGACACACTGCCTGGGAAGATCCAGGCGCTGCGTTCTGAGTGGGAAGGGTTCAAGAATATTCCCGATGCCGAGATGGCGCAGATCGTGGCCGATTTTCAATCTGGCGCTACGGCTGTCCCCGCTGGCACTCAGGTCGCAAGCGCGGGCCCCGTCGCGCCTCCTGCAGCGCCGATCCAGCCGCCCCCGGTCAATGCACCGGCAGCGGCGCCGACGCCCGGGTATCGTGATCCGATGGTGACGACGTCCGGACGCCCCGACGCACCACAGCCGCCAGCAGCTGCACCGGGTGAAGTTGCAAGCCTCGACCCTTCGATCGGCATTCCCATGCCCGGCGCTGCTGGCCAGATGCGCGCATCCGATCCGGCGCAGGTCATGCCGCCTCAGGCAGGCCCCCAGGTTGCGTTGCTTCCGACGTCGACAGTCGGCCCGACACCTCCCGTTGCGAGCGCGCCGTCTCTTGATCAGCAGCAGCCAGCGCCTGTTCGCCTCGCACAGGCGCTCGACAACGCCCCCCAGCAGCAGCCGAACCCGATGGCGAACCCGCGCGTCCAAGCGCTGGTGCAGGCGATCATGAATCCGAATACTTCGCCTCAGATTAAGGCGCTGGCAGCGCAGCAGTTGCAGGTTCTTACGCGGCCGCCGGAATACGGATTTGAGACGCTGCCCGACGGAACGGTTCTTCGTTCAGATCCGCGCACCGGGACGCTGACGCCGGTCTATCGGTCGGAAATGTCGCAGGCCGATCGGGCAAAGCTTGATTTCGATCGGGAGAAATTCGAGCAGGAGCAGGAAAACCGCCGGACGCTCACCGCAGCTGAGCAGGCAAACATCGATCTCGAGCGGCAGAAGTCCGATTTCGAGAGGAACAAGCCTGTGGTCGTGCAGCCAGGTGAGACCCTCTTCAGCCCCGGCCAGGAGCGCGTCGTCTACCAAGGCACCGGCTACAAGCCAGAAGATGTGTCGAACCTCCGCAAAGAGGTGCAGAACCTTCCGACCTACAAGAGCTATCAACAGGCAGCGCCGGTCTACCAGTCGATGATCGACACAGCGAAGACCGACAGCAAGGCGTCCGACCTGAACCTTGTCTATGGCCTCGGCAAGATCATGGATCCGAATTCCGTGGTCCGAGAGGGCGAAATGGTCATGGTCAACAACACGGCCAGCCTGCCGGACTGGTTTTCCGGAATAATCAACAGCGTCAACGGTGGCCAAAGGCTCACCCCGGAGACGCGCCAGGCAATCCTTGCAGAGGCTCGAAGCCGCATGGGCGCCTACCGAGGCGCGCTCGACAACGACATCGGGCAGTATCGCGGCATTCTCGGCCGGCGTGGCATGAACGAGGCGGACGTGTTGCCGACGCTTGGGGATATCCCCGAAGTGCCGAGTTTGGCGCCGCCGTCAGCGGGGGACATTGGAGCGCCGCCGGAAGGTATCCCGGCCGATGTTTGGGGCGCGATGACGCCCGCGGAGCGTAAGCTATGGCAGAAATGACACCCGAGCAGCAGAAAGCTATGGCGATTGCCGCCGCGCGCCTGCGTCTGAGTCGAACCCAGCAGACGCAGCAGCCTTCGGCGGCAGACCCGGCAGCAGAGCCGCCACCTAAGACTGGCGAAGAGTTGCGGGCCCGCGTCTACGCTGACCTCGCTGCCGAGCGCGAGGCCGCGCAGAGGCCGCCGGTGCTTGACCGGTATGGAGTGCCGGCGGACGACGCCCTTTCAGTCGCTAGAACAGGCGTCGGCGGACTGATCGAGGGTATTCCGATCATTGGTCCGCCCATCCGCTACGGTACCGAGAAGGCTGCAGCAGCGACTGTCGCGGCGTTCTCGGACGAAACCTACGACCAAGTCATGGATCGTATGAATGAAGCGACCAGAGCGGAAAAAGCAGCGAACCCGATAGTCGACAAGGGAGCGCAGTTAACTGGAGCCGTTGCTGGGACCATCCCGGCGGTCATGGCCGCCCCCGTCGCATTTGGAGCCGGCGGCGGGAGCTTGCTCGTCCGTTCGGGCATCTCTGGGTTGACAGGCGCGACAATTGGCGGGGCTGACGCTGGTGTTCGCTCTGGGGGTGACCCGGAGAAGATATGGGAAGGCATAAAGCTGGGTGGCCTGTTTGGCTTGGGCGGTCCCCTGGCGGGCAAGGTCATTGGGGCCGGAGCCAGATCGCTCGTCGATGCACTCCGCGCGCGCACGGCGGCGCAGACTGCCGGCATGGACCCTCAGGCGTTCGGCTACTTCCGGCGCGCAGTGACCGATGACGGCCTTGACGCGGTGACTCTTCCTCAAAGATTGGATGAGATGGGGTCTCAGGCTATTCCCGCGGACCTCGGGCCGAACCTTCAGAAGCAGGCCGGCGCGCTTGCGGCAACGCCTGGACCGGCGCAGACGACGATCCGAACCACGCTCGCCGATCGCGCGGCGGGCGCGAACACCAGAATTGGTCAAACGATCGACGAAACGACCGGTAGAAACATCGTCCCTTCCGAGATCCAAGCAGATATCGCCGCGAACCAGAATGCTTATTCGCCGCTCTATCGCGAGGTGTTCCGCGAGGCTAGGCCGTACAATACAGAGCCGATAGCATCCGCGATCGAGGCTGACATCAGCCGGCTTCGCGGCCCTGCACAAGCCCGGCTTCGCCAAGTCCGCGACATGATGAACGTCGCGGACTCTAATGTCCTGTCCACAGATCCCGGCGTCATGTTCCAGACGCGCCAGGCGATCGACGGGCTTTTGAAGACGGAAGTTGATCCGAAGGTGATCTCCGCGCTGACCGAAGCTCGTCAGATGCTCGACGACGGCCTCGCGCGCGCCGTTCCGCGCATCAAGGAGATTGACGCCGGATATGCGGAACTTGCCCGTCAGGATGAGGCTGTTACCCGCGGTCAACAGGTTTTGGACAGCGGTCGCACCGCGCCACGGCCATCCGAGCTTGCTGCAGAGGTCGAGCAGGGCGTTCAGCCGCAGGGGATGCAGATCGGTCCTTCGGCAGTGCCGTTGCGGCTGTCTCAGGGTGCGAGGGCTGAGATTGATCGCATAGTCGGCACGAATTCCAACGATATCGCCGCCATGAATAGGCTGATCAAGGGAGAGGGCGATTGGAACCGCGCGCGTCTCGCAACCCTGTTCGGCCCAGAGAAGGCGGAGCGGTTGTTCAAGGTGCTCGATAACGAGCGCATCTATGCCGATACCGCCAACACGGTTACCCGCAACAGCGAAACCGCGGCACGCCTCGCAGCTCAGAACGAGCTGGGTGGCGGCACTGGCGGAAATTTTGGAGTGAGGGAAGCATTCAAGGCCGGCGGCTTTCTGGGTGCGGCTCGATCGGCCGCTGTCGATAAGGTCGACAGCATCGTCAAAGCGCTCATGTCCAGCGAGACCGGCAATGCAACGCGCGAAAGCCTGGCCCGTGCACTTATAGGGGAACAGCGTGAAAAGCTGGTCGAAGGGCTGATCAGAGCTCAGGGGATGGGGACGACGCCCGCGCTAGTCGACCCTGTTGTCAAAGCGTTGCTTCTGAACGCCGGAGCCGCGAGGACGCGATGACGGGTCGATCCAGCAAATAGCGAGATAGAGCAGGGCAGCGAAACAGATACCCAGTACAAATCCCGCGTCAAACGACCCGCCAAGGACGTCTCCAATTCCGTCGACTGCCCAATTGATCCCATAGAGAACCGCGGCGGTAAGGACGATGCAGGTGATTTGCAGAACTCTCAGCATGCCGCAACCAATACTACACCATCGACGGCCTCGCAATTCGCGGGGCCGTTTCCTTTCGGAGAAGGTGAATGCCCAGAAACCCATCAACCGGCGTCTATTCCAAGCCCGCCGGGACGACGCCCTCTGTCGGCCAGGTCATCGATCCGGCGCCATGGAACGCGCTGACCACCGACCTCGGCAACGAAATCACCAACTCGCTGCCGCGGGATGGTTCCGCGCCGATGACATCGCCGCTCAAGGCCGCCAGCGGCACAGTTTCGGCGCCGGGACTCGGCTTCGCTTCAACGCCGCAGACCGGCCTTTATCTCAAGGGCGGCGGTCTGCTGGGGTTCACGCAAAATGGCGTCGATCTCGCGCTTGCGAAAGCTTCCGTCTATGCCGCTAAGGCCGGCGATTACACGGCGCTAGCATCGGACGACAACGCGGTTCACCGCTTCACAGCAACCGCCACGCTCACACTGACCGCAGCGGCAACGCTAGGCGCAAACTGGCAGTATACTGTTATCGCCGACGGCGGAGACGTGACTATCGATCCGAATGCATCGGAAACAATCAATGGCGCACTGACCCTCCGCGTCCCGAACGGTTCGAAGTGCTTCATCATTTGCAGCGGCGCAGCGTTCTTCGCCTTCGTCACGTCAGACGATACGCATGGTGAAGGCCGCCTCGCGCTCTCCGGTGGCAATCTGCTTCTTTCCCGCTTCAATGGCCGGCGACTGACGATCAACGGCGCGTCAGAAGTCATCCCAAGCGCGGGCATCAACCTTGCAGCCACCGGCCTGACGCCTTCCGCACTCTACTACATCTACGCCTTCATGAACGCCGGCATCATGACGCTTGAGGCATCCGCCACGGTTCCCGCTGTGGATGCGAGCACCGGGATTTCAATAAAGACCGCGGATGCCACTCGAACGCTTGTCGGTATGGCGAGGCCTGTCACCGGCCCTGCATGGTCCGACACGGTAAAGCAGCGCTTTGTCCGTTCCTGGTATAATGACCCCGGTGTCAGCCTGTTCAGCAACTTCACGGCAAACCGCGCGACCACAAGCACAAGCCTTGTCGAACTTAACTCCGAAATCCGGTGCGAGGCGCTTGTCTGGAGCGGCGAGATTTTTGAAGCCATAGCATCCGGTACATGCGTGAGCGGCGCGTCGAGCGGCGGCAATAGATCCTCGCTTGCCTTTAATGGCACGACACCAGAGCCGAGCGGGTCAATGGCAATCGTGGTCGCCGCCGGCGACTCCATCCCGTTTTCGGCCCAAGCCGTAAAAACCGGGCTTAGCGAAGGGTATAATTTCGTGACCTTGATAGGTGGCGTCCAAACGAGCGGCACCGGCACCTGGTATGGTGATGCGGATAGTCGCCGAACCAGCATCGCCGCTCGCGTCAGGAGGTAGAATGTTGAACATCGGGCCGAATTTTGCGAATGAGTTGCTTGCTGCTGGGCTCAGCGGTCTACCTATTGCGTGGGGAGGAGACGGCGATATCGAATGCGGCGCTCTGAGTGATGAGCAACGCGCAAAGCTGGATCTCGTCATTGCCTCACATGACCCGAGCAAGCCAGACCAATCGCAATTTGATCGGGTGACGGCCCGTCAGTTCAAGCTGCAGCTTCTGTCTGCGGGCCTTCTCGACGCTGTTGACACCTGGGTAGCTCACCAGCCCCGAGACGTTCAGATCGCCTATGAGTATTCTGGCACCTTCGTGAAAGACAGCCCCATGATGACGGCCGGATTCGCGGCGATGGGTTTCACGTCACTGCAGATCGACGCGTTCTTCACGGCGGCGGCGCAACTATGATCCTCCGCTACATCGCCTACCTCCCGATCAACCTCTTCTTCGTCGGCCTGGCCTATCTGCTTTCGCCCTTCCTGGCTGGCGCATCCGTCATCTTCGACAGCAACCCTCTCCCCGGTAGATGGCAATGGTTCTCCACCCTCGATGCGGACCTTGACGGCGGAATAGGGCAGGGCGTGAAGGGCTACAAGGCCGATTTGTCGGGCTGGCGTCTTTGGTGGCAACGCACAAGCTGGATATGCCGGAACCCTGCACACGGCTGGCAGTCGGAATTGCTTGGCATGCCGGCGGCCGGCGCGGTCATCCTCGAGCAGCAGATCGGCGAGCAGCCGAAGCGGCAATGGTACCTGATGGAAACGGCCAATGGGGTCCGGTTCTTTTGCTGGAAACGCGATCAACCGCTGATCGGCGGCTTCTACCTCAAGATCTGGCTCGGCTGGGTGAATAGGCCCTACGACGGCCGGAATCACCACTACTCATTCCAGATCGGCCCAAAGCGCCGGTCGTAACGACCATCCTCACAATCCGGAGCATACCCAATGGCGCGACAAGTCAACGCCACGACCGAAGCTGCGCTCAAGCAGTGGGAGTCCTTCATTCCATTCGTTTATGACGATGCCGACCCGAAGCCAGGGCTGAAGAAGACGCGGCTGCGGCCGGGAATGAAGGTTAGAGGCACGGCCACTCAAGGCTACGGCCACACTGGCCCGGGCGTCTATCCTGGCGCTCCTGACGTTACCGAAGCCCAGGCGCTGGCGTGGCTTCGTGGTGACCTTGATCCCTGCGAGCGCGCTGTCGCGACGGCGGTGAAGGTCGATCTGACTGATAACCAGTTCGGCGCTCTCGTCATGTTCGCATTCAATGCCGGGATCGGTGCCTTCAAGTCGTCCACGCTGCTGAAGAAGCTGAACGCCGGCAACTACGCCGCCGTGCCTGGCGAACTTGCAAAGTGGAACAAGACGACGATCGACGGCAAGAAGGTCGTCAGCAACGGTCTCGTGAACCGCAGGGGGGCGGAGGCGGGACTCTGGGCCAAAGGCGGCTATATCCAGTCCAGCGGCACGCCTGCGCTTCCGCAAAGGGCGCCGCTTATTTCAAAGGAAGTGACGACGACAATGACGGCCGTCGCGTCGGGCGGCGCTTTGCAGTTCGTTCCGACGAATGGCCCACTTGCCTATGCCCTGGCCGCCATCCTGATCGGGGCCGCGCTCTTCGGCCTTTATCTTTACATCGAGAAGCGGCGGGAGCGCTGATGAACTTCATCGTTAAGCTCATCCCTGACTGGCTCAAGCTTCCGCTGGCTGGCTTCCTCGGGCTCGTGATCGGTGCAGGCGTTGCCTACTATCCCTCAAAATTGGTGGGTGCGCGTGAGGAGCGCCAGGCTCAGCAGATCAAGGCGGCTAAGGAAGCGCTCGACCGGATCAATACCCTGGAGAAGAACAATGCGAATTTCCGCAATCTCCCTGCTCGGGATCGTTGCCTTGTGTTCATGCGTGACAGCGGGCTGCCAGAAGACAGCTGCGATCAACGGTAGCGGCTACCAGTTCGTCCGCTTCTCCGATGCAGCGGCGGCCGTAGCTGCGTCTCAAGACCCTACTGCCGGCCCCGCCATCTCCTCCAACAATCTCCAGTGCCGCAAAGATGCGGCGTGCCGAAAGTAATCACCCATGACGCTTGCACTAGGTATGGGGGTTGGCCTCCCGTTCAGGAACGTTGTCAACGATGATGGTCATCCTGAATGGGTGCCCGATCCGGCACGATATATGCCCTTCTCAATGGCTTGGCGCTGGCCGGCGGCCTTTGCCATGGTCGCAGGTGCAGGCCTCGGGGCTATCGGTGGAATCCTCGCGTTCGCCACCGGCGGATGGGACGTTACATCACCGCGGTTCCACTTCTCTGGTTGGGCGTGCACTGAAGGGAGCAATTCCCCGCAGGAAACCGTCTATCCGACCGCGGCATTCGATATCGGCTGTGATATCTCCACCGATCGCATCAACTGGGTTCCGTTCGACTTTAGCGGCTCGGCGAGCTTCAATATGCCTGCGCAGAGTCAAGGCACCTGGGCATCCGCGAACATCACCCTTCCTAAGAATTCGACCTTCTATCTGCGCCCCAAGCTGCTGATCGCCGAAGGTCAATCCTACATTGGCAATTACCGCATCCAGAAGCACCGGAATGAGAAAATGTGGGGTGCTGCTGATTGGACAGCACTGCAGGCTTTGATGGACGCCGACGCGTCGAACACCGCGGCGATCGACCAATTCTACAATACGGTGGGCAACGCCGGCAATTCGCAGCTTCTGCTATACGGTCCAGACTTGATGGTCGGGCTAGGGTGGGATGGCTCGCCCGTGCCGATCATCCTTTCCGATAGCCTAGTGGAGAGGCAAGAAATCGCCGCGTCGGCAGATGCTCGCAGAAACCTCGGTCTATGGCGCCGGTGGCTGGATGAGCCGGATCCGAAGCAGGGGCGGCTAGTTGGCCTCTTCATGGGTGTTCCCGGCACGAAAGCTGCGAACGAATTGACTGGCTCTGGATCGACGATTGCAACGCGACGTTGGGCCATCATTGATGAGGTGAAGACGCTCAATGGCGGAAAGAACTGCTGGACCGGGATCGCCGCCGCGGAAAGCGGCACGAACGACAACAATACTACCCTCTCGACTTGGCAGAACGCGATTTACAATCTGACGTCGACACGGTTTCTTGGCCGATATCCCGGCACGAAAATGCTCGCTGTTCCGATGCCGGGCCGCACCAACGTCGGAACGAGCCTCAATTTTCAGACCGTCGCGGGCCAGACAATCGGCGCACCGTGGAGCACGAACCTCGACTCCATCAATGCTGCTCTGCGTACAGGTGGCGGCGGCCGCTACTCCGAATATATCGATGCTTATGCCTTTACCATGGACCCTGCCAACCACGGGAAGTTCAAAGGCGCCGAAAGCTTCCCGATCGGAAACATCTCCGGCGCGACGACGAGCTCGACGGCGGCAAAGGCAACCCAGCCCATCCTTGCCGGCGCCAGGGTCAATTTTGAGACGGTTCCTGGCACCACCTACACCACTCAAATCGTCTTAACGTGCACGCCCGACGGTAGCGGCCTCTACGACCTCGTTTTGCAAGGCAGCATGACGTTACCTGACGGCGCTGCAATCTTCGGCCGGGCGACGGAAGACGGAACTCATTTGGCGCTCTACGGCATCATGGATGCTCTCGCGCGCTGGCCGCAATCTCAGAAATCAAAACTTTACCCGGTGGTTTAGGCAGCATGACATCCAATGACGATATCCTGCGTGCCCTCGGGCGTGTCGAAGGCAGATTGACGGGGATCGAGGAGAATGTTTCCCTCCTCCGAGAAGAGGTCAGCGATGAGAAGCAGAACGCTCATGAAAGTCGATCGGTCATTCACCGCCGGCTCGATGAGCAAGGGACTCAGATCAATCTTCTCGACAAGGCTGTGGTGATAAATGCCGGCGTCGATGCCCAGGTTCGTGACGAACTCAAAAGTATCAAGGAGACGGTGCAGAAAAACCATGAAACCATCCAGCCAACGCTGGAGGAGTGGAAGCGCCTCAAAACTCTTGGTTATGGGGTTTCAGGATTGATCGCCTTCGCTGGTCTCACCATCGGCGGGATGGTCGCCTATGCCAGCGACGGCGCGGCGACCTGGATCAAGCACTGGCTGAAGATCAGCTGAGGACGATGGGAACGCCGACGGGTGCGTGCGCCAAACGGCTTAATCCGTAGGAGCGGTGGGTCACTACTAATGGGTTTCTATCTCAATTTGACAACCTCTGATAATGTCGAACACCACACGCAACCTGTTCAGCCAACAGCTCGTTCGATTCAGAGGAGCAGGTCATGCCAATTGTAGCTGAAACCATCGGTGTCAGCGCGCCAGTTTGGACTTGGGCAGTTCCATTGATCGTAGGAGTGATTGCTCTTGCAGGTGTGATCGCCACCGCTGCTGTTGCCTATCTAAACACGAGGCGGCAGCTAAGATCGGCGCATACGCTCAAGATTGCGGAGATGCGGCAGAACTGGATTAACGAATTGCGCGATACCATGGCGTCGTTCCACTCTTACGGTACCTCACAGATATCGACCACCACAACAAGCGAGAGTTTTATGAGACGGGGACGAAAATCGAGCTGATGATGAATCCGCTCGACGAGGACTTCGATGCCCTCCGCCACAGCATTGAAAAGTATATAGAAGCATCGACTCAAGAGGAGAGGTTTGATGCAAATGACGAATATGTTGTGATATGCCAGAGAATTTTGAAACGAGAATGGACTGTCTTACGAGACGATGTGATGCCGTGGAGGATTGGTAAAAGGCCTAACGGCCCGTCGCGCATAATCGGCTAATGGCCGGAAATGTGTCGCCGTCGACGGCCGTCAGCGAGGCACAGAGGATCAATTCAGCAATAATCGCGTCGTCTCCTACTGGGGTCAGGAGCGGGCCGCCCAGCCAAACTGAGCGACCCGCGGTGCGGGATTGTATTCAGCGGCCACAGCAATGACCCAACATTCTTGTCGGTCTAACGCTCTATCTTAAAACGCTGACCCTTTGCCGTTACGGCAAGTAGGTGGCAATTATGTTCGGCGCACTCTACCAGTGCTTATCCAGGTCCTGCCTTTCCTACTTGAATTTGTCATGCCGCCGCTGACTGCTCCCGCACCTGTTCCGCTAATGCCTTCGGGTTAGAACGTCAATTTTCCACCAGTTCAGCCGGGGCGTGATAGCTTCCGCCCTTGGTCATCAACGCCCAGACCACTCTTGCAATCTTGTTGGCGAGCGCGACTGCGACCACTCTGAGCGGGCGCCTGTTCATAAGCCTGCGGAGCCACCCAGAGCCCGTGCCCCATCGCCTAGCTGCGGTCAGCACACCCATAGCCCCAATATATAGGAGGGAGCGTAACTCTGCGTTTCCCATTCTCGAAATGCTTCCGGATCGCTGCCTTTCGCCGCTCGAGTTCTGCTTTGGCGTTAGACCGAGCCACGCCGAAAAATGGCGAGCTGATTTGAAGCAGCCAGGATCAGGCACCTGCGCTTGAATCGTTGATGCTGTGAGTGTTCCAACGCCAGGAATCGCCGTCAGTCGGCGGATATCCTCGTCTCGCTTTGCATGGGCTGCGATCCGGTCGTCAATGCGCTGAATTCGCCCAGAGAGGTTTTCGATCTCCGCTAGGATTTCATCGAGCATGAGCCGCGCTGCGGGAGGAATGTGAGTATCGCCTCGGTCTGAAAGAGCAGCGACAAGTTTGCCGAAGTGGGCAACGCCGCGATCTGCAACGAGGCCGAACTCCGCCATATAACCGCGTAGTGCGTTGACCGCATTTGCTCTTTGACGGACGAAGAAGGTTCGCGTGCGCAGGGTCATCGTCGCCGCTTGTTGCACTGCCGTCTTCACGGGAACGGAACGGATATCCGGCCGCTTCATCGCTTCAGTGATGGCAATCGCATCGGCGGCATCCGTTTTCCCCCGCATCACAAACGGCTTGACGTACTGTGCCGGCAATATTTTCACCTCATGCCCCAAAGCGCTGATTTCTCTTGCCCAATAGTGAGAGCTTGCGCAGGCCTCCATCGCGACCACACACCTTGGAAGTTTTTCGAAGAACGGGCGGACTTCGCCCCGCCGGAGCTTTCGGTTGAACACGGTGGCGCCTTGTGCGTCCGCGCCGTGCACCTGAAACACCTGCTTGGCAAGATCCAATCCGATTGTTGCGATTTCTTTCATGCTCATTCTCCAGCTGAAGTGACAGCGGGAGCTATGTGGATGCCTGCTTTACACCATGTAAACGTCAGGCGATCCGAAGCATTTTTGCCTTCGATGACCGAACTGCAGCTGCTGTAATGCTTCCCGCCAGTTCGGTGCGACAGGGGCCGGCCCGTCCGTATCAGGCGCAACTTTACTTTTCGTCTTCTATCGCCTTAAGGCCGGCTGCGGGTAGGCTATCGAAATCGTCGGAAACTTTAATCTTGCCGCGCAAGGCACCGGGCTTGCGGACGGCCATACCGGCGTGAGTGTTAGCCATAAGCCGCCGCGACATGTCCTCCTCGTTCATTGTCTCTGGATCAAAACCGAGCCTGTCATACCATTTTTTTAGAAAATGCTGAGGATCGTCAACCACTGGATAGCCGCCGGCACCCGTCCGCCACTCTTTACCCTTATCGGAACCTAGCTCCCCGCTCTCCAACGCGCCATCAGCCCCTGCGCTGTGTGCGTTGATCAGTTCATTTGGATCAAGCGATAATAACCATTGGTCCAGCCTCAGCCTTAAGTACCGCTGGCCACCAACAGGTTCTGGGAATGAGATCGGCTTCACGGGGCAAAGTTGGCTGAAAAGCTCGTTAGAAATCCCGCAGTAAAGGGCTGCCATCTCCATATTGAGGACGGCCGGCCAATAGGGCAGGCGCCGTTCGTCGATGTCTTTCAC